TCAAAGGTTTTTTCAAAAAAATCACCTACACAATTCTCTTAAATTTCTTTTCCAGTTCCCGTTTCGAGAGGGAAATGATCGTCGGGCGGCCGTGCGGGCAGTGGTACGGATCTTCGAGCGTCAAAAGCTCGGCAATCAGCTGTTCCGCCTCCGCATAGGAAAGATGGTTGTTCCCCTTGACAGCGGCCTTGCACGACATGGTCGCCAGACGGTCTTTTAAGATCTCCAGCGGCTTTTCGCGGACCTCCTCGAGATTGTCAAGAATCTCGATAAACAGTTCTTCTGTCGCAATGCCGTACAGATTGTGCGGCACAGCGTTGATCGCATAGTCCTTTCCGCCGAACGGGGAAATTTCATAGCCGAAGGACTGGAAGACATCCATGTAACGGGTCACAAGATCTGCTTCCTGCGGCGTTAAGGAGACGATCAACGGAGGACTCACCATCTGGGATGTGACGTTCTTTTCCCGGTAATTCTTCATCATCCGTTCAAACAGCACCTTCTCGTGTGCGGCATGCTGATCGATGATGTAGAGATTCTCGCCGTACTGAATCAGCCAGTACGTATCGAAAACCTGGCCGATAATGCGGTGCGATTTCTCTGCCTCCGGGGTAAGAAACTGCTCATCAAAGAGCTGCATCTGGCCTTCCGGCTCAGACGAAGCGGATGCAGATGAACGTTCTTCCGGCATGGAAGGCGTCTGCGGAACCGTCTCTGGCTCCTGCGGATGCTGTATTGCTTCCACGCTTGAGCGGCCTGCTGAATTTGTAACTTCCTGCTCCGCATTGCTGCTCTCCTGCTGCTCCCACGCTTTTACATCCTTATTCCGCGCTGCTGCCTGCTGTGATTCAGCCATACGATTCGGTGTCTCTGTTTGTTTCAGAAACGTCTGAGGGGGCTGCGGCAAAGCAGTCTCCTTTTGCATTGGCATTTCTGCTGCAGTTTCAGCTGAACTCAGAACCCCCGTTTTTTCTGTCTGCACAGAATGATCTGCCGTCTTTGGCACGTTTCCTGCACCCGGCTCAAACAGTTCTTCCTCTTCCCGCGTCATTCCCGTCGTCTGCTGAACCGGCACATACGTTTTCGCTGCGCGGTATCCATTTCGTTCCACCTCCGGGAAAATCGGCATTCTTCTGCTCTGGCTGGAAACCGGCTCCACCGGAAGGGACTGCCGTGCAAAGCCTTCTTTTACCTGCCGTTTCTGCTCGAACGGTTCCGGAACAACAATCTGTTCTTTCCGTGCCGCTTTTTCCTCTGCTTTCCGTTCCCTGTCGGAAGAAAGCGAAACCTTCACAATCTGCTCCCTGTGATTCAGGGCATCCGAGATCATATCACGCATCTGGCGGTAAATCTCCTCCTGATGGGAAAATCGCAGTTCCATCTTCGTCGGATGCACATTGACGTCGACTGCTTCTCCATCCATCTGGACATAGAACAGCGTAAATGGATATTTATGCTGCATCATCGATGTCTGATATCCGTCCTCGATCGCGCGGGCGAGCAGCTTGCTCCGCACATACCGTCCATTCACGTAATAATTTTCAAAATTCCGGTTTCCCCTCGAGATCACCGGTTTTCCGATAAAGCCGTCGATCGTCATCAGCGGGCTTTCCGAGTGAATCTCGATCAGCTCCCGCGCGATGTCGCGGCCGTAAATATTATAGACCAGTTCTTTTAAATTCCGGTTGCCGCTCGTATGGAGCTTCACCTGTGAATTCACCATATATTTAAACGAAATCCCCGGGTGCGACAGCGCAAGCTGCTCCACAACGGAAGTCACCGCATTCGCCTCTGTAACCGGCGTTTTTAAGAATTTCTGACGAGCCGGCGTGTTGTAAAAAAGATTCCGGACCAGAAAGGTTGTTCCGGTCGGGGCACCGACCTCCTCATTGGCCTTCTCCGCGCCGCCCTCAATCACATACCGCGTTCCCGTCAACGCATCCGGCGTTTTCGTAATCATCTCGACCTGCGCAACCGCCGAGATACTCGAGAGCGCCTCGCCGCGGAAGCCAAGAGATGCAATCTGCACGAGTTCTTCCACGGAACGGATCTTGCTCGTCGCGTGGCGCAGAAAAGCGAGCGGCACCTGTTCGGCCGGAATGCCACTTCCATTGTCCGTGATCCGCACCAGCGAGATACCGCCGTCGCGGATTTCCACGGTGATCGCCGTCGCACCGGCGTCCATTGCATTTTCCACCAGCTCCTTTACCACGGAAGCCGGCCGTTCCACGACCTCACCGGCCGCAATTTTATCGATCGTATTCTGATCCAGTACTGCTATGGTAGCCATGTTGTTCCTTTCTGTTTCGGATTGATTCTAACTTATATTCTGATCCAGTATTCCCCTATTTCCAGCGGTTTTTCACCTTTCCCTGGAAACGGTACAGGGTATTTAAAGCATCCATCGGTGTCATATTCGAGATATCAAGCTCCGAGAGCTCTTTGATGATATCATCGTCCTGCACCGTATCGAACAGCGACATCTGTGCCATATCGACCTCGTCGTAGTGAACCGGCTTTGCCTTCGGTTTTTTCTGCATGGTCAGATCCTTGACCGCAGCAGTGATATCGGCATCGCTCAGCTGCTCCACCAGCTCCTGCGCCCGGGAGAGCACTGACTCCGGCACTCCCGCAAGACGCGCTACCTGGATACCGTAGCTCTTATCTGCGCCGCCCTGTACAATTTTACGCAGGAATACGATATCGTCGCCCTTTTCCTTAACGGCAATACAGTAGTTGTGCACGCCCGGAAGCTTTCCTTCAAGCTCAGTCAGCTCATGGTAATGCGTAGCGAACAGTGTCTTTGCGCCGAGCAGCTTCGGATTCGCCACATGCTCAATCACCGCCCAGGCGATCGAAAGACCGTCGAACGTACTCGTTCCTCTTCCGATCTCATCGAGAATCAGCAGACTGTTCGAGGTTGCATTCCGAAGAATATTTGCCACCTCCGTCATCTCAACCATAAACGTACTCTGGCCGCTTGCCAGGTCATCGGATGCGCCGACACGGGTAAAGATCCGGTCCACAATACCGATGTTTGCCTTCGAAGCCGGAACAAACGAACCGATCTGTGCCATCAGCACAATGAGGGCCGTCTGGCGCATATACGTCGATTTACCGGCCATGTTCGGTCCGGTGATGACGGAAACGCGATGGTCACCGTTGTCAAGCAGGGTATCGTTTGCGATAAACATATCGTTTGGAATCATCTTCTCGACCACTGGGTGACGGCCGTCCTTGATATCAATCTTTCCGCGGCTGTTCAGCTTCGGACGCACATAGTGGTTGTGCTCGGCAACGTAGGAAAGCGATGCATACACATCGAGCCGTGCCAGAGCCTGCGCCGTGCGCTGAATCCGCTCCGCCTCACCGGCAACCGTATCGCGCACCGTACAGAAAAGATCGTATTCCAGCGCATACAGTTTATCCTCCGCACCGAGAATCGTATCCTCGAGTTCCTTCAGACGCGGGGTAATGTAGCGCTCCGCATTCGTCAACGTCTGTTTTCTCGTATAGTAATCCGGGACAAGATCTTTAAACGAGTTCGTGACCTCCAGATAATAGCCGAATACCTTGTTGTATTTGACCTTCATATTTTTGATGCCGGTTTTCTCGCGCTCGCTTGCCTCCAGCTCACTCAGCCACTGTTTTCCCTCGGTCTTGGCGTGACGGTAATTATCGACCGTCTCGTTATAGCCGTCCTTGATCATACCGCCGTCGCGCATCAGATACGGCGGATCATCGACGATTGCCGCATCGACAAGCTGATAGAGGTCTTCCAGCGGGTCGAGATCCTCCTGAATCTGCGCCAAAGCGCCGCCGTCAAACGAGTTTAAGAGCTGCTTGATGTAAGGCAGCATCTGCAGCGACGATTTAAAGGCGATCAGGTCACGCGGATTCGCGGACTGGTAGCTGATTCTTCCGACGAGACGCTCGAGGTCATAAACCGGACGGAGGTATTCACGGATTTCCTCGCGGATCATCGCCTGCCCCGTTAGAGCCTCTACAGCATCGAGTCTTGCATTGATTTCATCCTCGTCGATCAATGGCTGCTCCACGTAGCTTCGCAGAAGACGCGCGCCCATCGCCGTGCGGGTTTTGTCGAGAACCCAGAGGAGGGAGCCGCGTTTCTGCTTCTCCCGCAGCGTTTCCACCAATTCCAGATTCCGGCGGCTGGAGCTGTCGATCAGCATATATTTGTCTGTCACATACGGTGTAATCGAATTCATGTGAGACAGATCCGATTTCTGTGTCTCGTGCAGATACTGGAACAGCGCACCGGCTGCAATTGTTCCGCAGTTGTAATCGGCGATGCCAAGGCCTTCCATCGTAGCAGCATGGAACTGTTCCTGCAGCGTACGGCGGCAGATATCATCGTCGAAATACCAGTCTTCCAATGCATTCACGCAGATATGAAGACGGGTCCGGAGATCCTCCACATCAATGCCGCAGAGCAGGAACGACTGATTGCAGATGATTTCCGCCGGCATAAACTTCGTGATCTCATCCACAAGGCGGCGCGGCTTGTCCATTTCCGTGACGAGGCACTGGCCGGTCGAGATATCTGCCGTAGAGATACCGAAGCATCCCTCCATGCAGACGATCGACATGATGTAGTTGTTCTTCGTCTCATCAAGTCCCTGCGGGATCAGCGTCGTACCCGGTGTGACAACGCGGATGACTTCGCGCTTTACCATGCCCTTTGCCTGTTTCGGGTCCTCCATCTGCTCGCAGATCGCAACCTTATGGCCGTTCTCTACAAGACGGTTGATATACCCTTCTGCAGCGTGATACGGGATACCGCACATCGGAGCGCGATCCTCCATGCCGCAGTCCTTTCCGGTCAGCGTAAGCTCAAGTTCTTTGGATACCAGGGTGGCATCCTCGAAGAACATTTCGTAGAAATCACCTAAGCGGTAAAACAAAATGGTATTAGCCGGGTCAGTCAAGCCCGTCTTCGTCTGGCAATAATGTACCATCATCGGGGATAAATTCGCAGTTTTTAAAACATCCTTGCAAGTAGGGGATTTTTTGCTTATGATTTCTGGATTTGACCAGCTTTTGACCACCTTTTCTGTCTGACTTTGGTTTTGAGGTGTTTTGTTATTAGAAAAATTCATTTTTTCACCTTTTTATCCTTTAGATCAAAATTCGTATAAAAACTCTTCATACCCTTTCGAAGCTCTGGTTCGATATAGCTATTATCAAGATGAGTGTAATATTCGACCATTTTATCTGAACTGTGACCAACATACTCACGGACAACAGATTCCGGAACTTTGGCCTTTATCAGGGTGGTTACATATGTATGACGGAACATATGTGGTGTTACTTTGACCAGGTTTGGAGAACGTCCTTCTTTTTGGGCAAGCAATATTTCCGGTTCATTTATTGCCGTTTGAAAGTCATTGCATATTCGATCAAGCCAACTGCGATTAAGTGGATTGCCCGGTCCAGTAGTACAAACAAGATCCGGATATTGTTCAAGCAAGGGATTCGAACGTCCCCAATCGCGTCCGTACTGCTTCTTGTCTGCATCTTGCTGGGCTTTCCATTGTTTTAAAGCCTTAACTGCAATATCAGAAAGAGGAACGATACGATAACTTTTCTCACTTTTCGGCGTTGTTACTTGATGATACAACGCCGAATCATAAAGTCGATTTCCCTCCTCGTCAAAAATGTCTCGAACCTTTTTCACAGTTTTGTAGACTTTCAACTGCTTTTTCCTAAAATTTATATCTTTCCACTGTAGGGAAAGAAGTTCTCCGATTCTTAAGCCGCCATGTAATAGAACGATAAATAATTCATAATAGCGGCGTGATTGAATACTCTTGAAAAATTGTTCCAACACATCAGGAGTTAGTACCTGCTCAAACGTCCGTTCAAATAAGTCGTCCGGAGGTTTTTCGTTTACAGACTTAGGCGGTCCAGCGTATTGATATCCGGAGCATGGATCAAACGGTATGATACGATTTTCAAAAGCAGTGCGAAAAACTTGCTTTAAAACGGCCAAAGACTGTTGAATTGTAGTCGTTGCATATCCCTCTTTTTCGAGTTCTTGCATAGCCGACACAATATTTACATTTTTCACGTCAATTATTTTCATATAACCAATGTAATCTTCCACACGTTCAAAGCCTGTAACATAGTTATTAAGAGTTTGTGTTTTTAGTTTGGGCCGTGCATAATTCTTTAAATAAATTTCAAACCATTGTGAAACTGTTAGCGTAAACGAGAGGTTTAAATCTCTGTTTGCCATCAATAAGAGAAACTGTTTCTTTTTTTGCTTCAGTTTCCGAAGATTAGTATCATAGATACTATAGGGCTTTTTTTGCCCTTTGATTCTGATGCGAGCTTCATATCGACCGTCTTTTCTTTGATAGATGCCGGCACCAAGTTCTTTTCCATTTGAGTCTTTTCCCATATCATTCTCCTAATGATACGCGCATACGGATATTATCGTATCACGCGAACTTAAAAATTGCAAGTATGCTGGTCAATCCATTTCTCGAATTTTTTTCTATGGATCATAGTACGCCTGCCAATTTGAACCTTAAAGTTACTTTCATTCATGAGATCACGAAGTTTGCGTTCGGAAATTCCGGTAAGCTCGGATGCTTCTTTCACGGAAATTAGAATCTTGTCTGAAGCTAAATTTTTTTCTTTTGTACGTTGCAAAATAGACACCTCTTTCTTGTTTTGATACTTATAGTATTAGAAATAAACGTAAAAAAGCGTCAACTTTTTTGTCAACGCCTTTAGATGGTTAGTTATTCAGATGTCTTTTTACATTTTACTGCGTCCTCAACAGCCTCTTCCCAGCTCATATGATATTTTTCCATGCGTGTTTTTACAGACCTCGCGTCAATTTGTAAAGCATGATAACAACGGTATAATGTAGGATATACTGTGTTTTGAAAGACGACAGGATCTGCATCTTGAACGCGATGCATTCCAGTGGTTGATAATGCTTCTTGGATTGCCTGTTCTAACGTATATTGTTTGGATTTAACAAAATGTAAAATCGCGATTGGGTCTACGCCTATACGAGAACAGAGCTTTTCTACGCAATCGTATGTACTATTTTGGAATTGTATAGCATCCGGGTATAAGAGTGAAAGTTCTTGCAAAGCGAGAAAATGATTTGCTGATTCCTCGATGGTGCATTTTAGGCGGTGCGCTCTTGCAGCCACACTGCTATGACTTATATGATGCTGCTTGCAAAAAGCGGATAAGGAAGGATATGCCTCTCCGTTAATTTCCACAATCCAAAAGTCTGATGGGCGAGGCTTAGGTGGGGCAGAGACTTTTTTCTTTTTCTTCTTGGGAAGCACTTTGGGTGGAGCAATCTGATTCTCTTGACGCTGTTTTTGTGCTAGACAAGCCCTGACAGCGGCGGAAGGAGTTAGCTGATTTTTGTTTTTATAGGCATATACAACATCAGGACTCAATCCATACTCTTTACAACAAGCGATAATAGATGGATATTTTTGGTTGTTGAACTTGAAAGAATAACGGCTTTCATTTAAGACATAATGATCCAATGCTGCTTCAAAAGAGCATTTATGAGTGCGCTTATAGTAACTCACATTGTCAACAGGAACATTAAACAATTCACAGCATACCTTCATAGATGGATATGTTTGACCGTGATATTTCACGCAACGTCCTTTTTTTGCAGCCCTTAGATGGTCAATGGCTTTTTCCGCTGTGATATTTTTCTCCTTTTTCAGCGGGAAAACACAGGAATAGGCCACATCATAGTATTCGCAACAAGCTTTAATGCTGGAAAATATCTGTCCGTGATAAGGAAACTTGAATTTATCCAAATATTGTTGTCTTCGTTTAGATATGCGCATAAAACACCTCCCTTTTCTAATACAAATTCTTAGGCAAAAGCGGTCTTTTTAGTTTCGGCGGGGTTAATCATCTGCAATAAAGATTTCTGAAAATCATATTTTTTCTGAACAGAGCGTCTTTTTTTCTTACGATGGCGGATATTGGGATCGATCTGATTCAAATAACGGCTCATAAGAAGGGTGTCAATTGTTTCTTTTGAATAAATAGCTCCACTTGGATGCATAACCAGTGCGCCCTTAGCCAGGACCAACGAAGCAAGTCCGTAATCCTGTGTTATAACGATATCTCCTATTTTGCATTCATTATAGATCTGCATATCGGAAGCATCTCTTCCGGGAGCCACCTTTTTAATTTTGCTGTAATCAGAATAAAGCTGGTGCGCTGTATCGCAGAACAACATTACTGGTAAGCCTTTCTCTTCCGCAATTTCTTCAATCTGACGGATTTTTGAACACGAATCCGCGTCAACAATAATTCTCATTTGTAAAACCTCCTCTTCGAAAATTTTCTTATTGATAGTATTGCAAAAAGAAAAATACTTATATTCTCACGTAGGTGATTTTTTTGCAAAAAAAACACTGCCCATGCATTTTATGGAACAGTGTTTTTCTTTGAATAGGCTGTTATTTTACGTCATTTTGAGCGATCAGTTCATCCAGAGTGACTGGGGTATAATTGATAACATCGACGGATACATTATATCTTCTGTCAATATGTGTTACAGTTGTATTGTGAATATGACCGTGCAGGTGATAGGAACCCACATAAAATCCATTCCATTCCTCAATCGGATAATGGAACAGAACAACTTTACGTTCAGTATCCCTTACTTCTGCATAGGGACGGCACCATAAAAAAGCGCTGGAGAAGTCCCGATTATGGATATTCTTGAAATCATGATTCCCAGTAACAAGGTATTTTTTGCCTGGAAGAGCCATAAGAAACTTCCCAATTCCCTTTTCATGATACATGCCAACATCACCAAGAATATATACTTCATCACAAGGACCAATACCTTTTTTCTTCCAATTTTGGAAAATAGTCCGGTGCATGTCATCGATTGTTGCAAATGGGCGACTGCATTTTTGAAGAATCGCCGGGTGAAACAAATGTAAATCACTAATATAATATTTCATAAAAATCTCCTTTAAGCGTCAAATTCAACGAGATAATTCATTACCATGGCAGCCTCTGAATAAAAGATGATTTCATCTTCTTTTAAAGAGCGTCCAGCTTTGGCATGAACACAATTTTTCTTTTTCGCTTCCAGTTCTTTTGGAGTAAAGTGGTGGCTCGATTCCACATAAAGTGGTTTTCCGTAAGCAACCGCAAAAAGCCCCATATATACAACATTTTCATGTTCGTTTGTGTATTTTGCAGAAGAACTGCTTGTATACAAAAAACTCTTGTTCGGATTAAGGGCAAAATAAGCTCCGTCACCAAACATGCGTCCATTCTCATAGGAGGGAAGGATTTTGATGGAATTTTCCGTGATACTGAGCCAGTTTGCATTCCGGCTTCCGTGCCACATCTGCCGTACATAGCGAATATGATGCTCTTTACAATAGCTGTTAAAGGTTTTTTGCTGCCGATCTGGGATAACACGCCAGATCTTTCGTACTTTCCGCTGCAGAGAAGGGGTTAAGTGTTCGATAACTTCCTGCCGCTGGGAATCTGTAGCCTCAAATACATGAATATTATGTTCCCGAAAACTGCCGATAGAACCGGACGGACGCATAACTTCCATCGCCGTGATAAGGTCATTTTCACGATCTATAATCGCAGGAAAATCAGACGTTTTCACAGCAAGAAGAGATTTAACATATCTGCTCTTTCGAGGGGAAATAGTTAATAATTTCTGAAGCGTCTCATTGAAATCCTTCAAAGTAGTCTTGGTACTTAATTCCGCAAGAATTTTCTTCGACTGAGATACCTGTTCAACGGTCACTTTGTCATGGTGGACCAAATGCCGTTCGACCATACCTTTAGCGTAGGTATACAGTTTTTGATATAATTCAATAGCTTCCGGACGCTGATCAGGAATGGTGGGTGCAACAGGTGTTTCCGACACAGCTGGAGCAAGATAAATAGAAGACTCGTCCTTGTATCCTTTTGAAAGCTTTTCATAGTAGCGAATCCAATATAGATGGATGGGATATGGGGTTTTCAAGTCCTTTTTTCCAAATGCTTCTCCCCTGCCAGCTCCGATACGTCCGTAAGTTGCATTCAGTACGGAACCAGATGGCCGAAAATGGTAGAATTTGTAATTGTTGGATACTGGGTTAATACAGGTTAAATAAGCTTCCGGATAGGTATCCTGTGGGAGCTGGATGGTATTGTACTCTTCTGTTACATACATACTCGGATAGATGGTCCCGTCCTTTGCGAATGTGCCACGCTGTTTAACGTCAAACTCCGCTTCTCCTACAGGTGTAGAAACAAGTAAACGATTGGGAACGGACAAATTTAATAACTGCTCCCCAATGGCCTTATACAAGGCAGATTCTGTTTGTGGAACTTCCATATTCCGGGTATCGTTGTACGTCTTAATAGTAATATGCATATTTTTCTCCTTGGACAAATTGAATTTCAGATCGGTTATTGATATACTCCTTTCTTCATGAATTGATCTGATACCCCTAGAATGTGGAAAAGTGAAAAAAAACAAAATGGCCGGGATTTATTCCCGACCATTTTGTGTCTCTATTGTTGTTTCAATTCGATAATATACTGAAGCGTTACCTGTGCATCGTCAAAAATAACAACCTCGTCATTCCTTAAAGATGTGCCAGCATGAGCAAAAACAGCATCGTGAGGTGAAATGCGGGATTTGGTTAGCGATTTCATGCCCGAGGTCCATGTGTAGACATGATAGGGTGACTTGTACACGGTTTTCATAACAAATAGATAGGCTTTGTCTGAGGTGCCATGTACCCAAAAAGACCCATTCAATGAGGTATATCCAATACTTTTTTTCGCTTTTGGAGCAAGATATATTCCATAGCCGAACATATGACCGACTTTGGGCGCTTTGGGATTTAAGATAAGTCCATTATGTAAAATGGACAGGCAATTCATATTTCTGGACCCATGATACCAGTAATGAATGTCTTCTTTATGATAATTATGTTTGTCATAATAATTCCAAAAAGCGTTATCTCTATTGGAATTTTTAACACGGAATGCTTTTGAAAAGCAATCTGCAGAATGCCCCATGTGTCGTTTGATTTGCCGGAGTTCTTTTTCATCGTTTACAGGGGTGATTGATAACTTCCATTCTTCCAGAAGAGTTTTTTCTTTGCTGTCATTAGACGGCAATGCCTGCATCTGGGTTTCCATCATGCGCAGCAGATCAGTTTCTCGATCTATAACATTCTGAATCTGCTCCGGATCGGCATCTGCCGGGAGCAAATAGTCTGCAACATTTTTCATTTTCCGAGGCAATAGAGCAAATAATTGTTCCAGAAGAGAATTATCCTTTAATGGATCATTTGAAAATTGATTCAAAATATCTTCTGCTTGCGTGATCATCTGCGGGCTAACCTCGGATACGGATACAGAATAATTAGATTTGATGGCCATAGATGATTCCTGTTGCAAAAAAGAAATGAGTTCACGAACAGAATCATCCTCGATTTCTTTGTATGTATAGGAAGAATGTACATCCATGAGTTCTGTCTTGTCCTGATAGCCCTCTGAAATTTTCTTTTGATACATTTTATCCCATACTGATATAGGATAATAACGGATGTATGGAGCAGCCCCAACACGCCCCATTTCTACCTTAAATGTTGTATTCGAGTCCTGAATCATTCGAAAATACATATTTCGATTTTCAGATGGTATAATTCGGATCATAATAGCTACGTGTGCCATTTGACATCTCCTTTTGACATAATGTATTTCAGACCTTCGTTTTTACGCTCCTCTCATGAAATATTGATCTGATGTTTTTAGAATGACGAATCAAAAGAAGAATAAATTTTATGTACGTGAAAAACGTTTTTTGAAATTATTTTCCATACTATATATCGGAAACAAAATATACAAAGGAGGAATTTGATTATGTGTAATTCAGAAATGGATCTCGGACTGGAAGCATCCAAATATAAAAATCCGAGATTCGATATTGTTTCAAGAATCGCGTATCTGCTAGGCGTATCGGAGGAGTATTTTTGGGGTGAAGAAAGCAATTTTGATGAGACAATCTATACGGGGCTGGAGGAATGTAAAGATGCAAGGATTGTCCGGAATTTGTGTATTATTCGGACTGCATTATTAAGAAACAATGGAAGAATCCGGAATTTGTTTCAGTATGATATGAAAAATATTGATACAATTCCGGAATATATTGACCCGGAATGTATTAAAAAGCTCAAAAAGGATGACGTAGATATCTGGAGAGCTAATTGGACCCCGGCGAAATACGTTGTGTTAGTCAGTGCTGAAATCAAAAAGTATATCAATGGCTGCAAGAATAGTTTTCCACTATGGCTTAATTGGGACTACGTAAAAGATATGTTTTGCCTTCCGGAACTCAAAGAAAGACAAGTTTCAAAGCTGGTAGAATCGTATGGAGAAAAACGGAACCGATTTCCCTATACGATGTATGTCGTAGGGGCATTATCTGTAGAAGTAGGGAATATCTTGTACAATGATGAGAAGTTTGTAAGTTATCTGTACAGGCGAAACGGAGATGTCTTTGATGATCTTTCTAAGGTGACGGATGCCAGCGACGAAATCAAAAAGAATATTAAGGATTATATTCGGGACAATCAGGAAATTACGATTGTTGTGGATTGTGAAAATGCAAACCCATATAAGCTCTACTCTGTTTTGGACGGACTTGAGCCAGCAACACGAGAACACATCAAAAAAATTGTTTTATATAACGATGTACATACTACGGTTACCTGGCGATTGCTGCAGCGATTGATTCCGGGGGTAGAACACAAAATGATTCCGCGGGTTAAGGCAGATAAGTCTTTAGTGGACATTTCTTTGGCTGTCGGAACAACAAGGGAATATTTTGAACAAGGAATAAAAGCTTTCATTTTGGTATCGTCTGATTCGGATTATTGGGGACTGATTAAGGGACTGCCGGAATGCAGTTTCCTTCTGTTGGTTGAACAGGAAAATACCAGTTCCGCAATTAAAAGTGCAATGATACGGAATGGGATTCCATACGCGGAGATTGATGATTTCTGCTCCTCGAATCTTGAAAAAGTGTATGCGCTGGCACTTAATCAAGAAGTCCAGAATGCCCTTGGAAAATACGGATTTTGTATGGATGACATACTGGCTAAGGCGGTTGAAAATATCCGGATTAATTTGTCCCCAAACGAAGTGGAGCAGTACAAACAGAAATACTTGAAAAATTTGCACACGGTTCAGAAAAACGGATATATATCTTTGGAAATTTAATGGCGAAAAAAAAGAGATGTCAGTCGGCATCTCTTTTTTACTACTCTTCTATCTTATAATTCCCTTCTTGTGAGTATATGACTCGAAAATTTTCTCTTCCATGGTGATAGAGAGATCTGTTTTTGTAAACGTAGATTGTTATTTGCTCTGGAAAGCCGACATCATAGGAAAAACGAATATTTTGAAAGCCATTATGAAGGGTTTTGGCAATTAAATCTTTTGCGTATTCATTCTTGTTCAAAAATAAAGTGTTGGCAATTACACTAAATTCCTGAGTATAGGACGTATCAGAGGCGGTCGAAAAAGAATTCACCACACGTTCCTTACGGCCCCATTGTAAATAAGCTACTGATAATAGAATGATAAAAGCCATCATTGCAATAACTATATGTTTCTTTTTCACATCCAACCCCTCCTCATTAACGATGCTCATATATAAATAGACTCGTAATTAATATTGTACGCCAAATAATGTTGATATAGCAATCAAAATCGTAAAAGAAGTTATAAAAGATAATAAAATCCGACTGATTCCAAGCAGAATTGCTTAAATCAGTCGGATTTTGGGTAACATGGAGATTTTTTTGAGAAAGTTTTATTCTACGGGTGACTGGTATTCCTGGAATACCTCATAAATCTGTTTGGCTGCCGAAACCCGCTCGATTTCTTCACGATCAAGGTCTTTGCATTTTTCGTATTCGCGCAGAAATGCAGTGGCAGCATCTTCAACGCTGTCTGAAGTTTTAAGACGTTCTAACAGCGAAGGATTATGTTTTTCCAGATAGGCGATAAGGCTATCCAGCTGCCCAGAAATAGACCCTAAGCTCTTCCCTTTATCAATGGTATATTTGCACAGATAGGACTTGATTTCAGGATCTGTGAAGCCGCATAAACCATACCCATATCTACCACCACTGTAAATACCCAAAGAAGAGCTGTGAATGACTTCTTCACGGCTGATACTGCCGGCATCAACCAGTGCAGTATACTGCGTACCAGTGAGTCCGGATTTCTTCACAGAACCGATTTCCAGAAGTGTTGGGTCCAGATCTGTAGAGGCTTCATTTGCAATGTTGCCCATAATACCGGCGGTTCCTTCCTTGGAAAAGCCATGCATACGCAGATAATTCCAAATTTTTTCAGCATTGGTATCTCCGATCTCATCATTAGATGTAAAACGGCGGATGGTAAGAATGGTGTCACTATCTACCTTCCGGGTATCGACAATGCCCTGATCTTCATTAAGGGCTTCTACGATTTTTCCATTTCCGTCATAGAGAGCAACGTGTCCATCGTAGCAGACAACATCACCAGCTTTTGCATCAGCAAGGCTTTTTACCTCTTCGCCCAGTGATCTCCAGCCATAAGAGGTGGTATATTCATCATCGTAAGCGCCGCAGCGTGTCAAAATCTGCCATACAAAATGGGAGCAGTCGATTCCATTCGTGAGCGAATTTCCGCCCCAGACGTAGGAATTTCCGACGAACTGTTTGGCAAAAGTGATGATTCCTTCGCCGGAAGAATTGGTTACATCATAAACAGTTTCTTTTTTATAAGAAAACGCTTCATTTTCTTCAGGATCAATTACCTGTTCAGCAAGCTCCATATTGTCTTCTCCAGTCCGGGAAACGTAGGTTAATGCCGTTTTTCCCTGCTGCAGATAGTTGCTTTTGACAAAGCCGCGGACATCGCCAGATTCGATGTATACCCATTTTTGATCTGAATCAGAAATAACATAACAAAGAGCTTTTGGAGAAAGGGTTCCGACAATACGTGACTTTGTGGAAGCGGATTCTCTGACATTAAGCCTTGTGTTGACCTTTGCATAAGCATACACTTTATCAACGCGGGCAAACCCGGCACGAAGATCCTTTTTCCCTATGTAATTTTCATAGTTAATTGTCTGACTCCAATCTTCTACTGCAGCCGCTTCTGCCGCATTATCGGAAGAGGGATCTGCGTCTTTTGTGGATGTAGAACTGGAATTTGCATCTTTTTTAGTGGATTCAGAATCAGCTTTTGGCTTAGTCTCAGAGGTTGATGCGTCTGGTGTTGGAGCTTTGGAAGGCTCTGGAGCCGGAGTAACGGATGGGGTGACAGATGGGGTAACATCTGGTTCCGTAGGTGCCGGATCTTCTGAGTCATCTTTTTCCTCTGGTTCCTTAGAAGTATCAGATGACGAGTCTTCTGGCTTTTCCGGTGTTTCAGATGCGCCAGAATCAGAATCTGTTTTTTCAGATACAGAATCATCTGTCGAGACATCACTTGAATCCACTACAGTTTCCTGCCCGGATGCTAATGGTTCTGCATAGGCGGATGCTGGAGTGAGAAACATTCCTGCAGCCATGCTAAGAACGGTAAAAGTAGTGCTGACTTTCTTTGATTTCACTTTTTGTCCTCCTGTAAATTTGATTTATAAATATCAACGCCCGTAACTAAGCAAAATTCATCAGCAGTAAGCTGGAAAGGAATTGATTCCTTTGCATGCTCCGCTACGGTGCAGATATTATCAGATAACTGAATCAGATCAATATAGGAAACAGGCTCAGATGGCTGAACGCGGTCAGACATACAAGCTCCTGTATCATTCGAAATCTGCAGATATTCTTTTCCATATGCATTCTCTTTGGTAATATGCACATAGGTGGCTTCCGAACCGTTTTCATACAACTTCAAAAAATTAGCAGCATATGAGTTCTTATCTGGTTTTGGAAGGGAAATTTCATTCAAAAATTCTAATACTGTTTTGATCATTAAATTATTGGCCGTAATCATACATTAAAAAACATGAAACAGCGTCCTCCTTCTTTGGTAAATTTTGTTTCTAAGTATAGTATTGTAAATATTTAAAAAATTTTCACTCAAAGATGTTCAAAGTAGTCATCTGCGCTCCAAAGAAGGTTATCAGCGAGGTTTGTAGTCCATATTCCATTATCAATTGCATAATCTATGATGGATTGCGTATAAGGCGCAGTCTTGGAATCCGAATAGTAAATACAATAATTACTACCATCAATAAGCTGCTGATTACGCTCTGAATAGATGCCTTTTCGATAAGCAGAATAAGAATAACGATAAATACTGTATTGCATAACCTGTTGTAAGCGTTGCTGGTCTTCCATCGTCCACCTTGAGGTATAATGGGGATATGGGAGCAGCAGAATCATCTGGATATAGGGATAATATTGTTTGAAATTCAGAACTTCTTCCGCAGCAACTAAGTCAAACCCATATGAGCCACCACACGCAAAAAAATAGCCTCCTGCATTCAGATAATTCAGAATAGCCTGCTGCAGACGGGGGCGCAAAGCCCACTGTTCATTTAATGATAAGTCTCTGTTTCCGATAAATGTGCATGCTTTAGCCATGTTGATGCTCTCCTTGAAATAATTTCTATATATTTAGTATTGTAAATATAAAATAAAAAAGGTCCTGAATCTTCAAAATGAAGTCAGAACCTTTGTGGCTATGGGGATTTTTGATTATTTGCAGCAAGGATCTGTATCAAGGCAGTCGATCATAGCATCGTAGCCATTTTCACTGTTCTGAAACAGAAATTTACGCGCGTTGCGTTTGTTTGTAAAGTCTTTCTCCGGTACAGATGGGCCGGAAACGATGTAGTGTTTTGGGTTACGCATAAAAAGTTTTTTCAAAAAATTCAGCATAATATAATCCTTTCTTGATAAAAAATATCATTTGAGCATAGTCGTAAAATAGATTTAGTTCCGTGCGGAAGTACATACATCTTCGTATTTGATCGATTTTTGATAATCTTCTGGAGAAATTGGGATAATTTCTGAAATCTCATCAAACTCGGGCCGAACATGTTTTTCAAGGTAGTCCATATCAAAATAGGGCATTTTAAAAGCCAGCGTATCTTCATAATGAGGATTTACCTTGAAGTAAAGTGGAGGCTTTGGCGAATTTTCAATCCTCAGAATTTCCGGAATCGAATATCCAAGATCTACAGGAACCCAGTTATCCTCTTCTCCTTCCGGGATTTTTTCGTCAGGTACAGCACCCATGTTGGCATAAAGTTCTGCCGTAGTTGATTCAGGATATAAGGAAGCAATACGACGTAACGTATCCTCAATGCATGCTGAAAAATCCGATGATCCAAGTACAAAGTTAGCTGGGACAATGCAATGGCAAGGAAAATCAATTCCGATAGCAAAATAAGTTGCCATCTGTTCGCCATCTTTCAAAATAGCATACAAGATATCGTTGTCCAGAGTCCATTTGAACGTGGGGAGCAAAGGATCAATATCCGCATCATTTCCAGTAAGTTCTACGTAAGTGGCACCATATAACATTGCATAATCCAGAATCCGCTCCAGATCAGGTGCGACACCAAGGGAATCAAGCAAATTGTAGTCACGCATATTAGGGGTTACCGGAATATATTGCATACTGTGAATACGGCAGATAGATGACTGTCCATCATGGGAACAGCTATTATCCTGAAAACTTGTGAAATAATAGGTCATTTGTGAAAGATGCTTTCTGTTTAGACGCAAAATTTTAATAGGTTTCATAAATATACTCCTTGACAAAATGTATTTCAGATCTTATAGGTTTCGGTACTCCTTTCATCGTTTATTTGATCTGATGAAAATAGTATGAAAAATTAGCCCGAAAACAAAAATGTCATTATAAATGGGAGAGTTTCCCATCCAATCCAGAGCTATGAATATTTATGGCAAAAAGCTCAGAAAATCGACAACCGGACGTTCATCGTATTGCGCAGGTGTGTTTAATAACTTTCCATTCACGACAAGGGAACTGCTACCGCCGCCGTCCATGCTTCTTGCATAGGTACATCCAAGATTGGCGAAAATACTCTGCAATTCAGCAAAAGACAATCCATTTTTGTACTGTGCCGTTCCGGCAGTAATCATATAATACTCTCCTGGCTGAACCATACCGATTGCTGTTCGGTTATAGTAAGTATTATTTATTTTTTGCTGATTTGCCAAATCTACTTTTTGACCGTCCTGGATTAGCAGTGGATCAGCTGTCCCCCAAATATCTTTGACTCCGGATGCAAGGAGTGTAGAAGCTGAAATTCCAGCCGATGGAGTATAAAACTTTCCAGTGTTGTCCAGGCAGATTTCTTTCCCATTCGTCACACCGTCTTTTAAAATTTTTCCATCTTTAATAAAACATCCAGCGCATACAGGTTGCCCACTATCATATGAAAAATAACTGCCGTTTGTTGTGACTGCTGCTCCTGTACGGCCGGCATATGTAGTCGGATATTCTCTATAGCTGCCCCAACTGTCATTTGATAGTCCGCCTTTGACTTGATTAGATGGATCGTTGACGATAATATGGGTTAAGAAATATTCACCGCTCTCCGTGTATTTTTGCTGAACGGAAACGAAAATACTATCGGTTGTGACATTAGATACACTATTATCTAATTCTGCCTTATAGGTCTCGGCGGCGACGACAGCAGCTGTTTTTTGCTTTGCAGTGATTGTTGATGTATATTCTTTTCCAAGATAGGTAACAGAAATATCATTATTTCCTGCTGCCAATGAAATTGTGTCAGAAATTTCAACATCATCTACAGACAATTCTTTCTTTTCGTTGCCACTATACGTGACTTCATAAGAAAAATCAGATTTTGGATAATCCCCTTCATAGAGAAGTTCTTTACTTTCCATTGACAATTTGCTGATCGTGTTCAGTGGAATCTCATACTGCTCCTCGCCCAGAATAGTCTTTGCAGTTACAGTATGATCATCTGCAGTTAAAATTTCAGGAGTCTTTGTGAGTTCAAAATCGGATACGGCCAGTTCCTTTTGGGTATTATCCGCATAAATAAGCTTCGCAGATATGTCTTCCGAGTGGAAAGAATCTCCTTCGTAGATCGGTCCATCCGCATAACTCCATGCGATATGATCGGCTTTAATAGCTTTTACAGGTACAGATACGGACATATCTCCGTACGTCACAGTAATGCGTTGGATGGACTTAGACAGCTTTTTAGGGCTGATAGAAATGTCTGTTACCGGATTTTTCCTTCCGAGCAGGCTTACAGTGTTTGCATGAAAGCTTTTGGCAGAGACTGCATCGTACTGATAAGGTGTTTTACCAGCGTAAGTAGCTTCCAATTTGCATGGAATAAACCATGCGGCAGATAAGGCAATGCCTAGAAGGCAAATACCTGTTCCAATAATAAGTTTTTTGTGTCTCAATTTTTCATACCTCCTATTGTATTTGTTGTTCAAATATAGTATTGAAAACACAATGGGATTTTTTGAAAAATTGAAAAAGGTTCCGGAAACACATGCATCTGCAGTGTTCCCAGAACCTTTCTGAATAGTGCTTTTTACTTGTTTTCCAGCAATTCTTCAATACGATCACATAATAACTCAAAAGCTGAAGTACCGGCTTTTCCACTCTTTAAAACGGCTTCTCTGAGCGCTTCTACTGCTTCGGGTTCTGTCGTACAATCCGTATTATCAGAAATGCAGGTGTAAATTCTGCATGCAAGCTCATAGTCGGCAGCCCTTTCAGGATCTTTACCAATCTGTTTGCAGAGATCCAAATAATTCTCAATGGATTGGTGAAACATTGCGTTGACCTCAAGAATGGATCTTCCATGAAAATTCAAAGAATCAGAAATGCAGCGGACCTCACCTACATAGATCTTATCTTCTGGTTCGTATGATATATCAGCAGTGTATCCTTTATAGTTTATGGAAAAATTGATTTTCATAAGCTGCTCCTTTCTGTAACAATTTTTTCTCTACGAGACATATTGTCCCGAATAATACCATAATTAAGCTCTTCAGGCGATTTTGAATGATATTCCTGGAATCGCTGGCGGGCTATGTCGGAACTCTCTAAACCGGAAAATCCGCCGGAATATTCCTTTTTTGTGGTAAACGAATCCATATTATCATGCATGATCTTCTGAAACGAAACAAGGCATTCTCCATAGAGTGTTGCCATCTGACGGATTCCTTCTACGGAATTACCCAGCGTTTTTATGGTACCTAAATGAAGCGTGTCTATTTTGTACGTAATAGACCAGGCTCCGCGGATAGAAAGATCCAGATAATATCCCTCGTTATATCCCGGAG